TGCCGGTCGCCGCCGTCGCCGGCAGCCGCGCCACGCCGTAATCGGCCAGGAACGTGTCGAGATCGCCGCCGGTGCTCGTCGCGGCCCGCGTCGCCTGCAGCACCTGCAGGATCAGCCACTGCACCCACAGCCCAAGCGAGGCATTCGCCTCCAGGATCGCCCGCAGCGACGAACCCACGCTGAGGTCGAGCAGCTGCGCGGCACTCGCCTGCACGCTCGCCGCCGCGTTCTGCACCAGCGTGGAAAACGTCTGCAACGACAGCCGCATCGCGCTACGCCCCCACCGTCAGCGACAGCACCGTGGACAGGCCGCTCGGCGCGTCCACGTAACGGATATGCACGTAGGCGCCGTCGCTCGTGCCCGCCGGCTGCACGTCGATCACCGGCTCCGGCGTGCGCGCCACCGCCGCCTCCTTGAAGATCTGGCTGCGCACCACCGCGCGCAGGCCCGCCGCGCTCACCGTCTGCCCGATCAATCCCGGCAGTCCCGCGCCATACGTCGTCTGCCAGATGTATTCGCCCGGATTGGTCAGCAGCCGCCGCAGCACCCGCTGCTGCCCCAGCGTCGAGCCCGTCACGACCGCGAGGTCGCCCGACGGGCCGACCGACAGGTCGGCGCCCCATTGATGCGACAGATCCGGCATGGCTCAATCCTGCTTGTCGGGGACGCTCGTGGCATTGGCGTGCCGGTGGCCGTTGTAGTCCGCCCGCAGCTGCGACAGCGCGCCGTGCCGGTCGTACACGTCGCCCGCAACGTGCAGGTCGCCCTGCACATGCACCGCGCCGTCATTGGTCAGCTTGAGGAAGCTGCCGGACTGATGCACCAGCCAGAACTCCCCGCACGGCGCCTGCGGCGGCGGCCGCGCGGTGCTGTAGGCGCCGCCGATCACCACGCCGTGCTCCGCGTCGCCCTCCTGCGGCAGCACCGCCACCTGATCGCCCGGGCTCGGCAAGGCCACCAGACCCCATCCGTTGCCCGTCCACGCGCTCGCCACCGGCAGCCAGCCGGATAGCACGCCTTCCGGCTGCATCAGCACCCGCACCGCTGCGGATTGCGGATCGACTGAACTCACCGTGCCGAAGCGCAGCTGGCCCTGCGCCTGGTCCAGCGCGCCCGCCTGCGCCTTCATCGCGTTGAGGAACCGCTGCATCGCGCGCCCTCAGTTCGTCGTCGCCGCAACCATGTCGCCCGGCGGTGTCGCTTGGCTCGCCGGACTCGTGTTGCGCGCCCGCACCGTCTGCACGAAGCCATGCGCCACATCCACGCTGCGCTCGATCTCGTCGATGTAGTAATCCTGGTCGAACGCGGTGCCGGTGCCCTGCAGGGTCAGCAGGTCGCGCGGCGACAGCGACACGTCGCCCGGCATCCGCGCCGCCAGCACGCGCTCGTGCCGCGAGAGTTCGGCGAGCTTCTGCTGCGCGAGCTTCAGCGCCTGGTCGGTCGTCAGATTGGGCCGCACGATCACGTAGCGCTGCGGCGTCTCGCCCTGCGCGCCGCGCCCGCTGGTCTGTGCGGTCTGCGTGAAGGCGCGTTCCTGCCGGCTGTTCCAGCTCTTCACCGTCACCTGGATATCGCGCGCCAAGGTCAGCGCCCGCTCCAGCCGCAACTGCGTCACGTCGCCCGGCCCGATCGTCGTCCCGGTCGTGCCGTCCGCCGTGAACGCCGGATGGAACGACAGCGTCGTGCCGCGCACATACACGTCGAAACCCTCCTGCTGCGCGAGAAACACCAGCAGGTCCCATTCCGTCGTCGCGCGGCTGAACTGGTCGAGCGTCACGCGGTCGTGCTCGTGCTCGTAATACGTCCCGGCAAGGGCCGTGGTCGGTGTCACGTCGGCTGTCAGTCCATGGCGCGCGGCGAGCAGGCTCGCGATCTCGCTCGAGGTGCGGTTGGAAAACGTCTCCTGCGTCCGCGCCTCGATCAGCCGCGCCGTCAGGTCCCGTCCCTCAACCCGCACCGTCTGCCGCACCGCATCGAACGTCACGTGATCCACCGCGCCCTGGATCAGCGCCGGATACGGGCCTCCGCCGTCCGCGCTCAGCCCGATCGTCACCGCGATATCGGTCTGCGCGGCCCAGAACGTCGCGTCCGCCACCGGCTCCGCACTCACCGCGCACTGGAACGTGAACCGGTCAGCGGCGAGATGGTTGTTCGAGGTCACGCTCACCGAGACGACGCCCGACAGCACCGCGCCGTTCGCGGACACCTGCAACCCCGGCTGCCGCGCCGCCGCCACGCCGGCGAACAGGCCGGAAAACAGACTGTCACTGGACGGCAACGCCACCTCCCGCAGTCGGGTCCGGCGTCGGCAGCACCAGCGTCACCAGCCCCGTCAGCATCGGGTCGGACAGCGCATTGAGCTGCGCAATGCGTATCCACTGCGTCGCATCGCCGAGTTGCTGTGCCGCGATCTGGAACAGGTTGCCGCCCGCCACCGTGATCGTCTGCATCCGTCCCCCTCAGGTGCTCGCATCGGCGAGGTTGCGGGCCCCGCGCAGCACGTAGCCGCGCGCCGCACTCAGCGCAGCCATCGTCTGCGCCGTGCCCGTGGCCGCACCCAGCGCCGCCACGCCCGCATCGGCGGTCCCCGCGCCGAACAGCGCGCTCGGCACCAGCGCCGCCTCGGCGCCGCGCATCGCGCCGTCGATCGCGCCGCCCGCGGCACCGAAGGCCGAGGTCGCGGCCGCAAACGCCGCCGTCCCCGCCGTCGTCGCCCCGCTCACGCCGATCGCCGCCTGCAGCGCTCCGAGATCCACGCCGCCCGATCCGAGGAGGCCCGACGCGGTAGACACGTCGCCGATCAGGCTGCCGGCCAGTCCCACCGCCGCGCCGATCACGGCGCTCGCCTCGTCGCGCACCACCTCGCATTCGATGCGATACGGTATCCAGAACGAGGCCTGGAACTCCGCCGAGAAGCTGCGGATCACCACCGTGTAGAAGAACGCGTCCCAGGTCAGCGGCAGCGGCAATCCGGCCGCGCGCAGCTCGTCCACCGCCCGCGCCCGCAGCGTCGCATCGGAACCGGTGAAATAGCCGTGGAACCGGATCACCGCATCCTGGCGGCCGAGCGCATCCACCACGCGCGCGCCGCCCGGCAGCTCATGCACCGCGAGGCGCTGGCCGCCACCGAACGTCATGCCGCCGTCGATCTCGAAATCCGCGAGCGCGATCGGCCCGAGCAGCAGGGTCGAGTCCGACATCACACCCCATCTCGTTGCATAGGCGTCAGCTTGCGATCGGCGGCCCAGCCCATATTGGCGTCATGCGCGGATCGAATCCGCTCATCCCCGAAGGCGGCCGGCTCGCCTGGCTCGCCATGTGTTCCGCCATCCACCGCCCGAGCTGCACCGCGTCGATCACCAGCGACCCCGACAGCGCCGCCATCCGCGGCCGCTCCGGCCGCGCCACCGGCGCGGCACTCCGTGGCGGCGCGGCTGCCGCGCGCCGCTCGCGCCGCTCCTCCGCCGCCTCATGCCGCCGCCGCACCGGCGCGACCGAAGCCGGCGGCTCCGTCCGTGCGCCGCTCGGTCGTTGCGAAATCGTCGTGACGGGCGGCAACGCGCGCGGCACCGGCGGCGTCGCCACCACCGGCGCGGCACGCAACCGCTCGGCGGCCGGCGCCGGCGTGTCCACGACCGTCACGCGCGGCGCGGCCTGCGCAGGCGGCGGAACCGCCAGCCCGGCCGTCGGCGGCGTCTCGCGCGGCACGTCATTCGGCACCGCACGCGCTACCGATCGCACCGGCCCGGCGGCCGCATCACTCACGCGAACCACCGGCTGCGCGACCGCTCCGGTCGCGCCAGCAGGCGGCAGCGCCGCAATGACGGGAACCGCCGTCGGCGGCGGCAGGGACGCAGCGCCGATCGAACGGAACGTCGGCGCCGGGGACGCCCCGGGCGCGCTCGCCGCAGCCACGGGCGCAACGACCGAAGCGACCGATGCCGTCACCGGCGCAGGCGCTGGCACCGGCACGACGCGTGCACCCGGCATCTCCGCCGAGGCGTCCACCGTCACCGCGCGCGCGGCCACGGGTGCCACCGCCGGCGCAGGCAGCGTCTGCGGCGCGGGCGCCTGAACCGGCGCCTCGCCCGCCGCCGCCGCCGCCGCCGCCGGAGCCGCCGGAGCCGCCGGAACCACCGGGCGCGCCACCGGCGCCGGCGTCCCCGCGCCCGCCGCCGCTGCGCTCGAGGCCAGCCGCCCCGCCTCGCGCACGCTCGCACCCACCGCCTCGCCGGCGATCGCGCGCAGCCGCAGCAGCGCCGCCGCCGAGGCCTCCACCGCCACGTCCAGCGCCGCGAGATCGGCACGGATCGCGGCAAGCCCCGCCGAAACCCCGTCCTCGAGCGCGAGCGAAATGCCGACCGTATAGGCGTCGTTCACGTCACCGCCTCCGCCAGCTTGTCGCGCAGCGCGTCCCCGATCGCCTCCGCCGCCGGCGCGCCCGCCTTCGCCCCCGCCGGTGCGAGGAACGGGCGCGGCTGCACCGTCCGCGTGCCGAACTCCTGGAACACCGCGACCGGATCGGTCGATCCCACCGTCAGCGCGCCGTCCGCCACGTCGAAGCCGATGCTTCCGCGCAATGTCCCGTCGCGCTCCCAGGGCGCGTCATGCGACTCGCCCGGCCGGCGCGACAGGGCCGCCGTCACCTGCGCCTGCAACGCCGCACCCGTCTCCGTCAGCACCGCCTCGCTCACCGCCGCCACGTCCACGTCCCCCAGCGCCTCGGCCAGCCGCCGCAGCCGCTCCGCCAGTTCCTTCACGCCAACTCCTTCACGCCAACTCCTTCACGCCAACTCCTTCATGCCGGGCTCTCCCAGGACAGCGTCGTCCAGTCGAACGTCCCGCCGCTGAGCGTCCCGAGCACGACCACATACGCAAGCCGCTCATCCGCCGGCAGCGTGAAGGCAACGTCGAACGGCACCCCGTTCTTCACCAGATAAAGGCAGTCGATCAGATCGGGGTGCCTGCTCAGTTTCCCGCGTCGGCCGCCGCCTCGCGCGCCTGCACGTCCGCCACGCCGCCAAACGCCGTCGCCGCCGCCGCGATGCCCGCATCGCCGAGCCGCGCCACCAGCCCCTCGATCTGCTGCTCGCTGCCCGGCATCGGCACCGGCACGTCGTCGATCGCGGAGACCGAGCACGCCAGCATCGCCATCCCGAGCCACGGCTCGTTCTGCGCCAGCGCAGGACCCGCCGCCTTGAACAGCCGCAGCTTGTCGAGCGCGTTCATCCGCCGCAGCACCAGCCGCCGCCCCTGCGCATCCGTCACCGTGCGCGCCTCGGCCGCACTCTCCAGGATGCGGACCGTCGGGCTCGTCACGAGACGCGCTGGCGGCGGGCGGCGAAGAATTCGAGCTTCTGCTTCACGCTCGCATCGCCCTTCCACTGCCCCGCATTGCTCAGCCGGAACACCACTGAGTCGTACTGATAGGTCGAGGTCGAGCCGTCCACCTCGGTCACGTACTGATACAGCGTGCCGAACGGCACCTGCCCGCTCGCGTAGTACGAGGCCTCGGCGGCGGCGATGAAGTCGTCGGCCGCCGAACTGCCGCGCTCGATCTCGAAGGTGCCGTCCCAGCCGCGCGGCAATTCCGCCGCGATCTGCGTGCCGTCCAGCTTGTCCACGCGTATCTGATGCGTCTTCTGCTTCGCCTCGAACCCCGTCACATGCGTGAGGTCCACGCGCCCGGCCGGGCCGATCACCACGAGCTGGGTGTCGCGGCCGATGGAGAAACTGTTGATGGGCATGGGCCGCTCCCGTTACGCCGCCTGTCCGGCCGGCAAGGTCTGGCGGCTGACCTCAACGGTCTGTCCGCCCTCGATGTTGACGATGAACTTCTCGTTGATCGCCTGATACTGGATCTGCGCGTCGGACTGCACGTAGCCGAGCGAGGTGCGGCTCGTCGGATTGTTCGTCGTGTCGCAGATCACGCTGAACGGCAGCGATCCGTCGGCCGAGCCAAGCAGCCCCTGGGAGAGCATGTTCTGCAGGAAGCTCAGCTGCGTCGCGCGGATGCGGCGGAACAGGTCGGCATTGATCACCTGCCCCACATACTGCCCCATGCCCGCCGACAGCGTCGCCGCGATGTAGTTCGTCAGCCGCGTGTAGTTGTCGCCGTTGGTCGCCGCGTTGCTGCTCGAATTGTGGCCGCCGCGCACGCCCCAGTAGCTGCCGCCCGGCTGCGGATTGGCGATCACGTCGATCCCCGCGCCGAGCAGTGCGCCGAGTTCCGCGCTCGCATAGGTCGTGGTCTGCCCGCTGCCCGGCGCGCCGGACTTCTGGCTGCCGATCACGCCATAAAGCGGCTTGTTCAGGCTCGACTGCTCGGGCGAGAGGTTCGACAGCCGGCCCGCGACGAAGCCCTGCGGCGAGACCAGCCGCACCGTCGCGTTCACCTGGTCGGACCACCACAGCCAGTCGCCGAACATCAGCTTCGCCGCCGTGCTGTCCAGCCCCGCGGTGTGCTTCGCCGCCACCGCGTTGAGGATCGTGTCGCCGGCCGGGCCGGTCAGGATCATATACACGCCCTCGGACAGGCCGAACTGCGCCTGCACCGTCCACTGCGTCGCATCGTCGCTGTCGGCCAGCAGACCCAGGCTGCAGCCCTGGCCGCGCAGCGCATACATCCCCGTGCGCGGCGGCGTATCGACGCCGACCAGGGTCGATGCCGTCACGCCCGTGGCACCGTCAGTGCCGTTGGAGAACGCGTAGCTGTAGATCACCGGCGCGCCGCTCACCGAATTGCCGGAACCCGCCACCGCCGTCACCAGCTGCGAGGGGCCGCGCTGGATGCTGTTGCCGGTATTCACCGCGAGCGCGACATTCGCCCAGAGTTGCGCGCCGGTACCGGCGATGTTGTCGAACAGCTCCGGCGGCAGGCCGGGCAGCGAAACCGTCAGCCGCCATGTCCCCGCGCGCGAACCCGCCGACACGGACGCGACAAGCTGGTTGCCCAGCGTGCCCGGATAGATCGCCGTCAGCGCCAGCGCGTAGTCGGTCGCCGATGCGCTCTGCACCAGCGCCTGCGCCGCCGTCTCGGTGCCGTCCGTCACGCGCACGCAGCGGAAATCCTGCGCGCCCTGCTGCACGGCGGTCGCCACCTGCGTGCCCATGTCGTATTTGCGCGCGACCACCGGGCCGTACTGCCGCGCATAGTCGGCCATCGTGCCGATCACCACCGGCTGGCCCACCGGCCCCCAGCTCGCCGTGCCCACCGCGCCGAGCACGTTGGTCGGCACGCCGTTCACCACCAGGTTCTGCGGCGGGACGATCTGCACATACAGATCGGGAACGACGAGCGCCGTCGTGTTGATGCTGCCCTGCTGCACGATCGGCATGGCTCAGCCTCCCTTCTTCGCGGCCGGCGCGGCCGGCGCGGGCGGCGCGGGCGGCGCGGGCAAAGTCGCCGCCGCCATCACGCGCACCACGTCCAGCCGATGCGCGCCGCCCAGGATCTGCGCGATCTGCGCGGCATCGGCAATCACCGTGCCGCGCGCATGCCCCGCGAACGGGCGCACCACCACCAGATGGATGTCCATGTTGTCTCCGTGTCAGCTGATGTAGCGCGCGATCGCGTTGACATCGCCGTAGCCGAACAGCATCTCCGGCTGCGCGGCGGTTGCGGTCGTGGCGTATTCCACGCCGTAGAGCAGGTCGCGGCGATACAGCCCCGCCGCCTGATTGTCGTCGTTCGCCACGGACCCGCGAAACAGCAGGCGCCCCTGCGTCCCGTCGGCGAGGTCGATGAAGGCGAGCGGCGCGAAAGCCGCGTCGATCGCGCCCGCCACCGCGTCGCGCGTCGCATAGTCCGGGCACCAGCAGGACAGGCGGAACTCCTGCATCTGCCGCCGCACCTCGCGGATCGCCGGCACGTTGGCCACCACGCGCGCGATCAACGCCGGCACCGCCGGCATCGTCAGCTGCGCGCCGCTCACCTGCACGAGCGCGTCGGGCGAAATCAGCGCCGCGAGCGACGCCGCCACCAGATCGGCCCCGTCGCGATCCTGCACCTGATACACCCAGGACTGTCCGCCCGCCGCGACACCCGCCAGCTGGCCTTCCGCGCCGCTGCCCGCGAAGGTCGCGACATTCGCCGCCGTCGTCACCGTCAGGCTCAACGCGGGCGCCGGCAGCGTCTGCCACGCATCCGGATAGCGCGTCGTCAGCCGCTCCGTCCCGCCCACCGGGAACACCGAGACGTTCACCGCACCGGCGGCCAGATCGGCCTCCAGCGCCGCACTGTTCGGCCAGCCGCGAAACACGCGGCACGTCGCGCCGCACACGCTCGCCGCCGCCGTGCCGTTCGGATACAGCGCGGCCGAGGCCAGCGCCACAAGCGCCGTCTCCACGTCGGACTGATCGGCCATCAGGTCAGCGCCTCGTGCGCGGTCAGCCGCCAGCCGAGTTCGCTGAACTCCGCCGCCGCCACCACCGCCGTGCGGCCGATCTCGTCGGTCAGCAGGTCGCCCGGCCGCAGCACCGCGTTCGCCGGCGCCGGCAGCACCGGCAGCAGCACGGTCCATACCGGCGTGCCCTCGTCGGCGGGCAAGGTCACGTGGTGGCGCCGCTGCGCCGCCGCGCCGCGCACGCTCGCCGGCCAGTCCGTCAGCACCGGCGTCGCCGTCGCCGGCGCGATCCCGCTATAGGCGTTCACGCCCGCCAGGATCGGCGCGCCCGGCCGCGCCACGCACAGCACGCGGTCCGCCTTCACGCACAGCGCAGGCATCAGCGGCGGCTGCGACGCGACGAACCATGTCCCGCCGTCCTGCACGAGATAGTCGCCCGGCTGCGTGTAGGCCATGTCGAACAGCCCGTACCAAAGCGCGTCCTCGTATTGCGGCGGCTTCTCGAAGCGTATGTCCGGCCCGGTGAACGCCGCATGCAGCCGCACGCGCCGGTTCGCCGCCGCCAGCGCCGCCGTGTTGCCCGACGGGCGATACACATCCGTCGTCAATCCCATCGCGCGCGCCGCAACACCCAGGCCGCGCCGCACGCGGTCGCCGCGCGCGCGGCCCGGATCGCCGACATTCAACACTGGTGGCAGACTTGCCATCACACCACCAGAGTCAGACTGCCGTCACCGAGGTCCGGCCCCGGCGGCACGCCGAGGAACCCGCACAGCCGCCGCCGCCAGCCGTCGAACAGCGCGGCGCGGTCGGCCACCTCGTTGCGGTTGTGCCGCCACACGGAGGCCTGGTCGGTGTCGAGATTGGCCGAGGCCCCCGTCACCGCGCTCTCCAGCCCCTGCAGCGTCGTGAGGTACGTGCCGACGACGACGGTCTCCGCGTCCGAGAGGTTGTTCAGCCGGTATTCCAGCAGCCCGTACGCCTGGAAGAACCGCCATCCCTGAAAGCCCGCGTCGCCCGCGCCATATGCCGGGTAGCCGCAGAACCGCCGCACGTCGGTCTTCTGCGCATCGGTGAACGCCATCAGATCACCGAGCCTTCGCCGGTCGTGAAGAACACCGTGCCGCTGCCGCTCGCCAGCACCGCAGCACCGTAGCTAGCGCGCGACAATCCGCCAAGCAGCACGCGCCCGCCCGGCAGCACCGGCAGGTCGGTCGTGCGCGCGCTCACCGAAGGATCGGCGCCGAACCGCACGAACGCCACCGCGCCGGCGGCATTCGTCACCAGCACGGAGTCCCCCGCCGGCACGAGCGCCACCGCCGCCGAGGCCGTTCCCGCCGCCACGCTCGCCGTCCCCGCCACGCGGAACGGCTGGCCTGCACCCGTTGCCATCGTCCCGGGCCCTCAGCCGATATGCTCGATCATCACCGCGCGCTTGTAGGCGGCGTTGCTCGCGGTCGGGATCGTGCTGCTGTTGGTCGTCGTGTCGGTCGGCGCGCAGAACCCGCCCATCCAGTACCAGGACTGCGCGATGATCTGCTGCAGCCGGTCGATCGGCTCGCGCGTGACCATCGCGACACCGTCGACCATGTGGACGATGCTGTCCTTCGGCGCCACGTCCTCGCTCGCCATGCCCGCGAAGTCGCCTTCCACCAGCGCGCCCTGGCCGCACACGATCGGGCGGCGCACCATCAGCCCCGCCAGCGTCGGATGCGCCTGCACATAGGCCTCGGTGGTCGAGATGAAGCGCAGCCCCAGGAAGTCGTTCACCATGCCCTGGCGGAACACCTGGTTCGCCGAGGTGGCACCCTGGAACAGCTGGCGGAAGTCGGGGTCCGCGAACAGCTGCCGCGCCGAGACCGGATCGAGGTAGCAGTTATACACGCCGTCGATCTCCGGCACCGCGTTCAGCCGCAGCGCCGCCACCGCGTCGAGCAGCGCGCCCATCGTCAGCGTGTCGCCCGCCGCCAGCGCCGAGACGTTCGCGCGCGCCGAGGGGCGCACGATCACCGAGGCGTTGGCCGCCGTCACCGCATTGCCCGCCGTGCCGTCGGCGACGCTCACATTGCCCGAGAAGGTCAGCTTGCCCGATATGCCGCCCGGCGCGGTGGAGACGTTCACCGCGTCCGCCGCCGTGCCCACCAGCGTATACAGGTCGCCGCCGACCGTCACCGCGAGCGTCGCCGTCGCGTTCACCGGCGTCGGCACGCCGTTGACGAACGTGTTGAGGAAGCCGCGCACGTCGTCCACGGCCACCACCGGCCCGGCCGAACCCAGCGTCGTCGTCACCCGCGTGTTGCCGCCGAAATACGCGGCGAACAGCGCGTTGCGCGCCAGTTCGTCCAGGCTGCGCGCCGCCTGCTCGCCGTTGACATAGGCGTTCTGCAGGAACTGGCTCGCGATGCCCACGCGACTTGTCACCATGTTGAGGTCGGTCGTCGCCGCGTAGTGGTTGATCGAGAGCGTGTATTGCTCCACGCCCCAGGTCGTCGCCGTCAGGCCGTTGTCGAGATTCGTGTTGGTGGACGGCGCGAGCGGCGTCGTCACGCTCGGCTTGAGGCCGGCGCGCGTCTTGGTCAGCGTCTCACCGATGCCGACCGCGATCTCCTCGCGGTCGGCCACCGCACGATAGCCCAGGCGCGAGCGCAGCGCCTGCTGGAATTCGCGCTCCAGGAAGCCCTGCTGGATGATCGGCTGCAGGGCGGCGGGGAAATTCTGTATGCCCATGGGACTCCTCGGTCATGATTCGTCGAAGGGCGAAATCGCCCGCGAGCGTTGCACGGAGTGGGGGAACGGAGAGAGAAGGCGGAAGTCAGAATCGCCGGCGCAGCAGCTCGGCCCGCGCGGCGCGGTATTCGGCGTCGGTCATCTCGCTCACGCGCTTCGCACGCGGCGCGAGCGCGCTCGGCGCCGCTGCCGCACTCGCCGAGGAAGGCCCCGCGAACAGCCACGGCTTGGCCCGCTTCAGCGCGGCCACCACCTGGCCCGCGCCCTCCACCTCGCCGCGTTCGTTGAGTGCGACCGCGGAGAGATCGGCGAGCTTCAGCCCGTCGAGATCGACGATCCCGGCGCGCACCGCCTCGGCCTTCAGCTCGGCGCGCACCAGCCGCGCCTGCGCGTCCTGCTGCACGGCGGCCAGCTGCCGCTCCAGCAGCTCGGTGCGCGCATTCAGGTCGGCCACAATGGTTTCGGGCGAAGGCGTCTCTTCGTCGGACATCATCGTTTCCTGTTCGTGCGTCGATCCGGGGCGGCGCGGCCCAATTCGCCGGCCACGTCCTCGATGGCATAGGTGTCGGCGATCGCCTTGACCGCGCTCTCGCGCCCGATAAGCCCGCCGCTCACCAGCGTGGTCAAAGTCTGCGCGTCGCGCAGCCGGTCCTCGGCACTCGCCGCGTACCAGCGCGGCCAGCGCAGCCACAGCCGCGTCATCGCGTCGGGCGTCGGCACGTCCTCGCCCAGCACGCGCAGCCGGTAGATCTGCGCCGCGCGCAGCACCATCCGCGCCAGCGTCAGCAGCGCGCCCTCGCCGTAGCTCACGCGCAGATTGTCGGCGAGCCAGATCAGCCCCTGGTTCAGCATCTCGAGCGCGCGGCCCGATTGCGCCGCCGTCAGCCGGTCCGGGTTCGCCCGGCTGCCGTGCACGCTCTCCAGCGCGAACTCGCGCAACGTGCGCACGTATTCGATCACCGCCGAGGCCGCCGTGCCGCCGATCTCCAGCAGCTTCGCGTCGCCCTTCTCGCTGACCACGAGCGCATTGCCCGCGCCCTTGACGATCTCGCGCTCGTTGCCGGCCGGTTCCTTGATCAGCAGCGTCGGGTCGCTGCTGTATTTCAGCCCGCGCCCCGCCTGCGACAGCTGGTAATCGATCTCGATCGCCGTCTCCACCGCCGGGCGGAACGTGCAGGCGCCGTCGATCGGCGATCCGGTGGCCGAGGGTCCCGGCAGGTTGCGCACCCAGACCAGCGGCACGAAGCCGAGCCCGTGGCGCACCGTGCGCGCGGCGTCGATCGCGTCGGGCAGCGCCCCGCCCACGCGCACCGGCACGAACCACGTCTCGTATTCCGCATCCCAGCGCCGCGCGAACCAGTATTCCGCGTCATGGTCGGCATCGGCGTAGCCGCTCTCGGCCAGCACCGCGCCGGAGACCTTGTAGCGCTCGTCCACCACCGCGAGCGTGTCCGGCGCCTGCGGGTCCCAGTGCGGCGTCAGGTGGATCGTGTCATGGACGGAGAAGAACACCCGCCCCCGCAGCACCCGCATGCGGATCACCACCGATCCCACGCTGCCGCGTATCGCCGCCTCGGTCATCACCGCGTTGAGCCCGGTCTCCTTCACGATATCGGCGAAGGTCGCGCGCAACTCGCGGTCGGCGCATTCGATGGTCGGGAAATGCCCCTCGCTGAACAGCAGCGCGACGCTGTCCTCCACCACGATCCGGCACAACCCGTAGCGCACGCTCGGCCGCCGCGCGCGCAGCGGGATGTATTCGCCCGCGCCGTTGCGCTCCTCGTGGAACTGATACGGCAGCGCGTCGTACAGCGTGCCGTCCAGCACCCGCCGCAGGATGTCGAGCGTGCGCGCACGCGGCGCGTAGCCCGCATCGCGCGGGATCATGTCGCAGATCGTCTCGAACATCGCTGTCTCCGCCGGCGCCCGTCTGCGCGTTCAGCGACTGAAAAGGCCGACATAGGTCCGGCGCACGCCCGGTCCCGTCTCGGTCAGCGCGGCGAAGGCACGCGAAAGCGCGTCCACCTGGTCGTCCTTCGTGCCGTGCGGAAAGCTGCGCAGTTCGTCGAGAAGCACCGTGTTCCACGCGGCGCGCAGCAGGCCGAAATTGCCGGCATCGACCTGCACCGCCACCAAAGCCGCGCGCGCCTCCTTTGATCCGGCCTCGCGCGAACTCGTCATCCGGTAGCCCGCCAGCACGTTCGCCAGCAGCGTCATCTGCGCCTTGCCGGCCTGTCCGGGATCCTGCGGCACGCTGATCGGCACCGCATCCCCGTCCAGTTCCGCCACGCGCCGCATCGTCCGCTGCACCGTGTGCGCATCGCCGCGCAGCCGCACCAGATCGAGGACCACGAACCGTCCGCTCCGCTCGCGCGCGAGCTTCAAGCCCACCGTCCAGTCCGGGTTGTTTCCCGCTTGCGCCTCGGTCGCCGCGAGGTCCCAGGCCCGCACCACCGGCCCGCCCGGCTGCGTGTCCGCCGTGTCGAGGATCGCGATCCGCTCCACCCGGAACACCGTGCCCCCCTCGGGGCGCGGCTCCTGCTGGAACTGCGCGAACCACGCGCGTTCGCCCACGCTTGCCCGCTTGCGCTCCAGCGCCGCCGCGTCCTCCCATTCCGGCCACAGCGCCTCGCCCGGCGCACGTCCCAGCGGGTCGTCCGCGGTCGCCAGCGCGGGCAGCCGGATGCACCGCCAGTCGCCGCTTTCGCGCGCCAGCAGCCGCCCGCCCAGATCGTCCTCGTGCCAGCGGGTCATCGCCAGGATCACCCGCCCGCCCGGCCGCAGCCGCGTCACCACGTCGGAGCGGTACCAGTCCCACAGATACTCGCGGGCCCGCGCGCTCTCCGCCTCGGCCTGCGACTTCACCGGATCGTCGATGATCGCGAGGTCCGCGCGCCGCCCGATGATCGAGCCGTGCACGCCGGTCGCGAGATACTGGCCGCGCCGCGTCGTCTCCCACTGCGTGGCGCCGCCGGCGCGCAGCCCGTAGCCGAGCCGTCGCCCGTGCGCTTCGATCAACGCCCGTCCCTGCCGCCCGAAATGCGCCGCCAGCCCCTCGGTATGCGAGGCCGCGATCACCGAACTGCTCGGATGCCGCACGAACCACCAGGGCGGGAACAGCACGGACACATAGGTCGATTTCGCCGAACCCGGCGGCATCAGCAGCAGCAGCCGGTCCACCTCGCCGCGCGCCACCGCCTCCAGCGCGCCGATCAGGTGGCGCTGATGGGCGGCGATGCGAAATCCCTGCGGTTTGAGGACGAACCCGGCCCAGGCCTCAAGACTGGCCCGGATCGCCGATCGTCTTGCGTATTCGCGCTTCAGCCTCGGCAAGTCTTCCGGCAAGCTCGTCATCCGTCAGCTCACCGGCTTTTGCGTGTCTTGTCGGGCGGGCGGAGGCGCCGCGCATCGTCGCATGCGTGTAGGGCAGCACGGTCCGGGCGATGGAAACCGCAGCGTCGATCTCGTTGGCCGCCAGCTTCTGCTGCATGGCGTCGAGCAGCAGCGCCAGCGGCGAGGGACGCGGCTTGGCCTCGTCCGCCGGCTCGGCCGGTTCGGATGCTTCGGCTCCGGCAGGTGCCGCTATCGGTGCTGTCACCGGCGTCTCCGGCGCTACCGGCGCCGCGTCGATGTGCAGACCGCCATCATGTCCGGAGTTATAGGGTTCGCTGGGGCATCTGGGCAAAGGTTTTATTCCTATGATCCGACTTTTTTTCCTATCGGTCCGTATGGCCGCGACGGCCGCCGTCCTGGCCGGCTGCAGCACGATCGAAAGCACCCGAAGCAGCGTCTCCCGCTCGCTCGGCACCGGCGAGGTGTTCGCGCTCTACGGCACCGAGGGCCGCTGGGCCGGTCCCGTCGCGCCGCAGACCGAGAATTGCGGCCCCGCCACCACCGGCCTGATGTCGATCGGGTCGCGCGGCTTCGCCTTCGACCCGTTCCAGGCGACCACCGTCATCAACGGCCAGGTCACCGAGGCCGGCGCCCTCTCCGGCACCTACAGCCGGCCCGGACCCGGCAGCGGCAACGCCAACGCCAACGCCAACGGCGCTCGCGCCGGGCAGGCCCGCACCAGCGTGCTGTCGATCACGTTCACCGGCACCGCGATGAAGGACGCCGACGGCACCGAGCATATCGACGGATCGCTGGTCTCCGGCCGCTGCCGCTGGACGGTCACGCTGAAGCGCGCCTGACCCCCTCATGCCGCGCCGCGCGCCACGCCGCGCGCCTCGGCGTTGAGCGAGGCCACGATCAGGTCGATCCCCTGCGCGTGCCAGCGCTGCACCGCCTTGTGGTCGGCCCCCAGCGCCACCGCCAGCCGCCGCCACGGGAACACGTGCCGCTCCGTCACCGGGTTGATCAGGCAGCGCGCGCCCACGATCCGGCGCAGCACGTAGCGGTCGATGCCGATGCGCGTGATCCAGCCCAGCGCCTCGTCCATCCGCGTGATGTGCGCGGCCGAGGGCACCGGCGCGCGCACCGCCTTGTCCGGCCAGCCATAGCTCTCCGCCGCCGCGCGGATGATCTCCGGCGAGGCCTGTTTCAGCCGCGTCGAATAGCCGCTCGCCGGCAGCGCCATCAGCGTGGCACCCGCCTCCTCCAGCCGCCACGTCACGAAGCCCGCGTCGATCCCCCCGTCGATCCCCCCATCGATCCCCGCACCCAGGCGCTCAGCATGATTGTTCATGTTTTGTTCCCTAAAAGAAAACCGGATACGGGTAGGGCGCGCCGTCCAGCAGCGTGTCGCGCGTCAGCGCCTCCCAGCTTGCCGGATGCCCCGCCGGCAGCGGCCCGCGCATCCGCGCATCCTCCGGCGGCTCGTAGACCGGCACGGGCCGCTTCGCGCCGAGCTTCCGCCCGCGCTCGATCGTCGACCACCGCGTGGCCCCGATCCGCGCCGCGATCGCATCCCAGCTCAGCCCCTCCCGGCGCAACGCGCATAGTTTCGCGTCGTCCTCCGGCGTCCAGTCGAACAGGCGTCGCATCGTCCGCTCCCTGCAAGTCCGCGCGCAGGCTACCGGCACGAACCGGGAACGTCAATCATGATAACATTGCACGTCAGTCTTTCTAACTATATACGTACGCCATGACCCGGGTCCCGAACGCCGGCCTACCCCCCGGCGCCCATCCCCCAGGCGCCCAACCCCTCGGCGCCCAACCCCTCGGCGCCCGACCCCTCGGCGCCCGCATCGCCGAAATCCGCCGCGCGCGCGGATGGACGCAGCAGCAACTCGCGCAGGCCGTCGGCGTCACCCGCAGCGCCGTCGCGCAGTGGGAGACCGCGCGCGCGGGGCAGGACACCGCGCATCTGCGCCGCATCGCCGATGCGCTCGAAGTCGGCGTGGACTTCCTGCTCGATGGCCCCGGCGCGCACGCCGCGAGCGGTCCCGCCACCGGCGACGAGGTCGCGCTCCTGCGCCTCTATCGCGACCTCGGCGACGCCGATCGCCAGATCCTGCTCCTTCTCGCCCGCCGCCTCGCCGTCGCACGCGACCGGCAATCTTAACGGTTTCATCAGAAACCTTCCCGCGTCCACCCGGTCGCAGCGCGGTCCTGTGTTGAGGCGGGTCTTATTTTCCGTCGCCGCTTACGAAAATTTAGTCCCGTCCCGCCACCCTCTCGCCCAGGCGCACTCCGCGCATCCATCACAGCGAGAGATCTTCGATGTCAGGCACGAGCAGCAATCCGGCCACGATCAACGGCGCAGCCGGTGGCGTCATCGTCGATGCGGCGGGCTACAACGTCATCGATCTCGGCGCCACTTCCGCCGCCGTCCTCGCCGGTCTCGGCGCGGACACCATCCAGGGCGGCAGCGGGAACCTTTCGGTCCAGGCCGAATACGACGCCAACAACCTCGTCGTGAACGGCGGCAGCGGCTCGCTGCTGGTCACCATGCTCACCGGCATGGGCAACGCCACCGTCTCGGGCGGCGCCGCCGGTGAGACCGTGGTCGGCGGCCAGGGCACGGTGCAGATCAGCCAGGCCGGCCATCTCGTGCTCTATCCCGGCAACGGCACCGTCACCGTCACCGCGGACGGCCAGCCGATCGACGTCTACGCCGCCGACGGCTCGGGCTACACCACCATCCAGCCGCTCACCGGCACCACCGTCACCGTCAGCTACGATCCGCTCACCCAGGTCACCTCCGTCGTGGCCGGCCTGCTCGACCAACTGGGCCTGCACCAGGGCTTCTTCGGCCCGCTCGCAACCATCTCCAGCCTGCTCGGCTGGGCGGCCCTGACCCTCATCCCGCCCGTCGTCACCACGCCCGCCATCACCGGCCTTTCCGCCGCCACCGACACCGGCGCCTCCTCGACCGACGGCGTCACCTCCAACCCCACCCCGGTCGTCACCGGAACCGCCGATCCGGGCGAGGCCGTGCTGATCTACAACGGTGCGGCCAGCATCGGCCACACGGTCGCGGACGCGTCCGGCCGCTGGACCTTCCAGATCCCCGCCACCAATCCGCTGCGCACCGCCACCAGCGCCATCACCGCGGTCGGCCTTGCCGTCGGCGGCCAGACCGGCAACACCAGCAACGCGCTCTCCGTCACCGTCGAAACCGCCGCGCCGAACGTTCCCAACCTCGCCGGCCTCGATCCCGCCAGCGACACCGGCATCGTCGGCGACGGCGTGACCGCAAACACTACGCCCACCTTCGACGGCACGGGCGACGCCGGCAGCCTCGTGCTGCTCTACGACGGCGCGTCGCTGATCGGCAGCGGGACGGTCGATGTCAGCGGCGACTGGTCGGTCGTGAGCACGACCACGCTGAGCCCCGGCATCCACGTCATCACCGCCGTCGGCTCCGATCTCGCCGGCAACACCAGCGCGTCCTCGGCCGCCTTCGACGTCACCATCAGCGGCACCATCCCAGCCGCTCCCACGCTCACGCTCGATCCCGCCAGCGACAGCGGCACCAAGGGCGACAACCTCACCAACGTCGTCACGCCCACCATCGACGGCACCGCGCCCGACAACGCCGTCGTCACCCTCTCGGACGGCGCGACGATCCTCGGCACTGCAACGGCGGATGCGTCCGGCATCTGGTCCTTCACCACCGGCACCCTCGCCGCCGGCCCGCATACGCTCACCGCCACCGACACGGACGGTTCCGGCAACGTCAGCACTGCCGGCACGCTCGCGCTCACCATCGAAACCGCCACCCCCGCCGCCCCCACGCTCTCCCTCGATCCCGCCAGCGACAGCGGC